ACGTACTCGGAGACCAACTGGCGGAAATACTCTTCCTCGGTATCGGCCGGATAGTGCTGAAAGCCGACGGGAAGACCGCTATCGCCTTCCTTGGCCGTTCGGCTCAGATAGACCATCAAGGCGCCCTTGATGCCCCAGGTGCCGACCAGCCAGACCTTGATCCCGAACTTCTTGGCCTTGCCGGCCGACAGTCCGGTTTTGCGAACCTCCGGCGACTGCGCCCGGGCGATCGGCAGCTTTGTCCAGCCGTCCTCACCCTTGAGCGCCAGGGCGTTGTGACGCCGCTTGACCCAGGCATAGACGGGCTCGGAATTATAGCCGCTGTCGACGCCGATCATATCGGGAGCAACGCGGAACCGTTGCCCGCCAAAGGCTATGCCGCGATCGGCGACGGCATCGAGCTTGGGCCAGGCGCCCTCGAAGGCAACATCGGTGTGGCCGGCACAAAAACCGGCATCGAGATGCCAGACCTGCTTGTTGGGACCCCAGCCCAGATAAGCCCAATAGATCCCGTCTCCCTGTACGTCGGCCGTCAGAGTGACGTAGAGCACACCGGCCGGGGCCGTTCCGCGCTGCCAATCCCCTTCTCGCCGCGAAGAAAGCGTTTCCCACTCGGGAACGTCGGTTTTGGGCTTGTACGGCCGTCCCAGGTCGGAATTCTGGAACGGCTGCAATTTGGCAGGATCGTCACCGGCCTCCTTTGACCGCGCGACGAGGTTGTCCCAGCGTTCAAAGACCGACATTTCACCGGTGATGACGAACCCGACGATCAGGTGCACGCCGGTATCGCGCGAGCGCCAGGCTTCGATCTCGTCGGCCGCAATGGTCTTGGGCGGAACCTCGCCCGTCTCTGGATCGGGACGCGTCGGTATCCATGCGCCCGCCGCCGCCATTTCGTGCTTGTCGTGCTCGAAATGCTCGACCCCGCAGCTCGGGCAAACGAAATGGGTTCGATAAGGAGCCACATCGTTATGAACGAGGTCTTCGAACACGATATCGGACAGGTCGCCACAGGCTTTGCAGGCCATGTAGAAGCGCCGCATATCGGAACGCTGATAATCGGCATCGATATCGGCGCCCTCGAACTTGGGCGAACTGACATCATAGACCTTGCTCATCCCGAAGATGCGATAGGTCTTAAGCCGCGCGTCCGACAGATCCTTGGGATCGCCCTCCCCGTCGGCATTGTCCGTCCAGGCCGACCGGTCGTCGCGCACCATATAGCGGATCGAGTGCTGGCGAAGGCTCGCGGCGGAATTCGCGCCGGCAAGATTGAGGAACCCGCCCAAAAACCGGATGCGCTCGGACGTGGACCCCTCGCCCGATCGAGATTTCTGGGGCATGACAACCCCGCCTCGCCTCGGACTGAGCGCAGGCGTTGCCTCGATCGTCGGCTGCAGCTTTTCCTGAGACCAGTCCTTGGCGGCCTTGACCGTGGCCTGCACGTACATCATCGGACCCGGCGTGCGGTGCATGATGAAGCCGATCCAGTTTTCGGCAACCGCCGAACCGCCGGACTGCGAGCATTTCATGTTGACCACCTGTTCGCACGGGTGATCCGGCGAGAGGCAATCCATGATCTCGACCAGATATGGCGCGGTCTCGTTGCGCCAAGGGCCGGGCCTTGATCCCATCTCCGGTACGATACGGTGCTTTTCTGCCCAGACCGAAACCAGCTCGCGCGGGTCGGGCCTTATGCCGCCTGCCGCCGACCGAAAGATCGCCTTGCCGGCGACGGACATTCTCCTTTCGCTTTCGCGTTGCAGGTCATCCGTCATCGCCCTCGACCTCAGCCATCGCGTCCAGGTCGTTGGCCGCAGCCTCCAGAACCGCCCGTATCTCTTTATCGAGCAGCACGCGCATGGCCGACGCGTCGGGTTGGGCGACCAATCGATCGGCAAGGGTCGCCGGCAACGACAGGAACCGATCCCGGACCTTTCGGAACGCGGTCATCGTGTTGTGCTCGGCATCGTCCTTGACGATCAGGTGCCCGCGCCGCTCCTCGAGGTCGAGGCGGGCGTTTTCGGCGTTGAACGCTTCACGCTGGGCGCGGGCGTCGTGGTAACCGCTTGGCCGCTGAGCCGCAGGTGTCGGCGCGTCTGGTGCGTCGTCTTCGTCGCCGTCGCCAAACAAAGGGCCGGCGGTCTTGCCGTTCCGCAGATCCTGCGCGGGATCGGTCTCTTCCTTGACCGCGCGAAGGTACGCGACAAGGTTGACCAGCTTTGTCCCGCGCGCACCCGACTTAACAGTCAGCCGGCCCGAGGCCAGAAGCGCGCTAACCCGCTTGCTCACCGCCTGGCGGCTCACGCCCTGATGCTTCGCGGCATCGGCCAGCGTCACCCACACGTCGGCGGACCCGCCAGCGTCAACCGCCGCTGCCACGTCCGTCAACGCCGTCAACCCTGTCAATTTTGATCGAAACTAGAAAACAAATGCGCTCAGACGCACCGTATGGGACTCAGACCCCCGGAAGGACCCGCTGGCTATATTTGCAGCGTTATCAGGCGCTTACTGTGATCTAACGCCCAACAGGTCACGAAAAACCCGCCTCGGCGGTCACCGGGCGGGTCGGAATCAGTCCTAATCTGTTGTCCCCAACATTGTCAAAATCCTAGTGACGGTCAACCCCCTACGCGCCGCACAAGTTGACCGTCAATTTCGACATACTCTCGACCGGTACGCTTGGGCCCGCGTTTGTTGGGTTTCAGCGGCCCATCTGGAGTGTGGATAACCGGTGTTTTCGCAAGCCAAGGCTCCAGTAGAGCCTTCGGACCGGTCGCCTCATGCGTTTCCATCACCGCGTTGAGCGCCGGCACCATCGCCTCAAGGCCATACCACCACAGTCGATAACCCGCTCGGAAGTAATCGACCTGCTCTTGGCGCCAGCCCACGAACTCCATCACGGGAGTTTTCGCCGACCGCCGATCCCCGGGCTTCTCATAAATCCAGGCGAGCTTTCCATTGGCCGAACGCTTCTGGACATAATCGCCAACGCCCTCTTCGCACCAATCCGGCCTTTCACCGATCCGGCCATGCCTGATGATGAGATCGGCCACGTCGGGCTCCATGCCATCGATAACGGCACGGACAATCAAGGCGTCATCATCGCTCTGCAACGAGATCGAAGGTGTCGATATCGAGGACGTGTCGATGCGCGTCCCCAGCGCCATGAACCCGCCATCGGAGGATTGCCCCTGCGACCAGCCGAGCCCCTGATCCAGCAAAGCCCAGGTCACCAGCCGCTCGATATCCACCTTTTCCCTAGGCTTAGTCACTCTCGTTCCCCTCATGAGGGTTGTGACAGTTGGAAATGAACTGTCGGAGACAGAAAGAAGCGAGGGTTCAAGGGGTTATGACAGTCGCGACGGTTGTGACCGTTTCCCCATGCACATGGAGACCGAAACCAACCCGGCGATAGCCGATGACCACCCGGACCCCCTCACAGCTAATATACGCGAGATGAACCGTCACAACTGTCACGATTTCAACGTAACAGCATGATTTTACTATTGAATTGGGAAAGTGACGGTTGCATTCAACCATCGTAAAACTGTCACGACTGTCATGTCGCCGCGCGCCAGCGCGGGTGACAGTCGTGACTCCGCTTGCCTGCCCATGAAGGGGGTGCGGGGCGGCGGCAAAAGCGGTGCAAAAGGCCGCTTGCCGCCTTAGAGAATCGTATGCGGGGGAGGTTCCGGCCGGGGATCGCCGGGGGTGCGGGGGTCGAACTTGTCGGGAACGTCCCCGAGCGCCACGTCGAGATAATCGACATGGCTTCCGCGCTTCTTCTTGAATCCGAGGGAGTTCATACGCCGGCCGAAGGCGGTCTGCTGATAGGGCTTGATGCCGTTGGCGCCGCACCACCTCTCATAGGCGGCGTACATGTCGCCGGCGTTCACCTTGCTGCCGGGTGAGGCGATTACACAGGCGGCCGCGAAGGTGCCCACCGGGTCGCGCTCCTCGCGATAGTCGTCGGTGAACTGGGTCACCGATACGGGGATATAGGGCGTCAGGCCATGCGCCATGTACCGCTTTACGCCCTCGATCAGCCAGTTGAGGATGCCGGACCGTTCTTCATCGAACATGGCCAGCATCTCGCCGAAAGGCCGCTGTTGCTCGGGCGGTATCGTCACCGCCCAATGGATGATCAGCAGGCGGCGCCAGATGCCATAGTCGGTGCCCGACACGGTCGGCATGTCGTTGCCGCTCATGATGGCGACGAATTCGGGAT